GAAATCTTCTCCTGGGTTCCATTCACACCCTGTAAGACCACCTGCTTTTAAGGCTTGAAGTGTTCTTAATATTTCTTTTGCGTTTCTTCCTGTATCGAGATGATTAACTGATACATGCATTATTATGCTATCTGGGTCAAGAATAAAAGTTGCTCGATTGCATACTCCTTCTTCTTCATTAACTATACCTAACTCTTTTGACAAAGTTAGTCCACAGTCAGCTGCAAGAATATGCTTGATATCCTTTATTATTGGATTTTGTTCTTTCCATGCTAACTTACAGTATTCGTTATCTCCGCTTACACCCATAACTTCATCTGCCTCTTCTAGCAAACAATCCATTGCTGCTATTTCTGTAGGACAAATAAAAGTAAAGTCCTTTGGATAAAAATAAACTACTGTCCAGCCTGATAGAAGATGAACATCAACTATTTCATTCTCTTCAGTTACTGCTTTTAGACTTATGTCTGGAAATCGTTGTCCAACTGTGTACATAGTGACTCCTTACTTAACATCAAACTCTTCTGAGATAGTTTCATCAGGCTCATTTGAAGAACCTTCTCTTAATCTATCTAAGAGTTCTTTTTGTGCATCTGGAGTTGGTCTTGATAAGACTTCGTCCATAGATTTTAATTCTGAAATAAGTTCCATTTCAATATCATCTAAAGCTCTTGGTTTGCACTTTAGAGCTTGTAATTGGTACTCAACATTGTAAGCCATTGGTCCAGTTTTAACTCTTTTGAAGTAAACGTCCCACCCTGTTTCTGGGTCTGTTGGGTCGCCCAAGTCTTCTGCAGCAACCATGATTTGCTCTAGAAGTTTCTTCTTTAGATTTAATACTTTCACTTTGCCTTCGTGAATACACTGAATTGCATATGCCCAACCGCACTTAAGTTCTGGGTGGTATTCTCTTACCCAGTCTTTCTCGAGGTTGTTAAATGCTTCTTGGTTTCTATCGAATGATAGACACTCGAATGGTAAATTTTTACCGTTCTCACCTTTTAGCCAGTATACATATCTTGGTAATATGTCACCAACCATTCTTACGACATTGTCGCCTTCGACATACTGATAGCTGTCGATTTTATTTTTCTGGGCTTCGCCCTTAGCTTGATTAAATTTTATTGCCATTTTAGTTCCTTTAATGTGATTTCTTCAAATTTAAAATGTATTCTGTCATCTTCAATCCAAAGTAATCTGTTGTTTTTAATAATGTCCTCGTCCCCTGTAAAGTGGAGGAGGTCTAGTGTGGTATCTTTTTTATTTTGGTACTCGAAATAGTTGCGCAAGGAAGCGATACCTGCGTACTGCACAAGTTCGCTATCCGAGTACCTCCTGCGTTGAATAAATAAGGGTTTGGGATTTACAAGAAAAGACTTCCCATAGAAGCTTTTTGTCCAAAACTTATAAATTCTATCATGTCTATTGACTGGAGGAAGTTTGTAGGTGAGAATATGTAGAATTGTTAGTATGTCACTAACTTTTCCCTTGCTTTCCCTTTGTATCTTTTTCCAATTATAGAATAACATTATAACAAATTTTGAACTTGATGTCAAGTACTATTTTTTACTCCTATATCAGACACTACATAGCCTTGTTTCATGTAATAACCCATTCTCGCACTAGCCTGTTTTCTTGCTGTACGACCCTCTAAGTGTATATCGGCGATTACAGGCTGAAGTTTTCCCTCATATATTCTTATAATTCTGCCGATAAGTTGTGTTAGTAAAGGTTCATTGTTTACTGGTGTGCCCAAAACAAGACAACTTAGGCAATCCAAACTGATTCCTTCACTAAAGATTGATTGTGTTCCAAAGAGTATATCTTTCTCTTCAAAGATACCCTTAATTATCTCAGGGCGCTCTTCGTGAGGAATATCTCCTGTTACGCAGATTGCGTTATCTCCTACAAGTCTTGCACAACTTTTTAGAAAGTCAACTCTATCGCTGACAACTAATACCTTGTGCCCTCTCGCCGCATAGTTCGCTGCAAGTAACGCAATCATGTTTTGATATTCCCAATTATACGCAAGTGCGTTTACTCGAGAAGCCCAATCAACATTGCCATCGATAAAGCGAATACCCGACTTGACTATGTCAACTCGTGGAGTAAGATAGTTTTCCTTTGGTGGTTTCAGCACTTTGTCAGAAAAATAATCACGAAAGATAACATGTCTTCCATCTTTTCTCTGCATTGTACCTGTCAATCCAATTTTGTACCTTGCGCGACTGGCATCTACAATCCGTGTAAATGTTGGCGAAGATACATGGTGCATCTCATCTAAGATAAGTGTACCGAACTCCTTTGTGATTTTGTCGATATTTCGATAGAGTGTTTGGACATTTCCTACGACAAAAGGCGAGTCTGTCTCAAATCTTCCTGACCCTATCACACCCGCCGCAACCCCGAAGACTTTTTGTATTTCTTTCTCCCATTGCGCTCGTAGTGTTAATGTGTGAGTTACGATAAGTGTTTTCTGCTGAAGCTTGTTTGCGATAGCTAACGCAGTAAAAGTCTTACCCCAACTTACCCATGCGTTTATAATACAGCTGTCAAACACCTCATCATAAACGGCTTGTTGTGAATCTCGTAAAGTAAACTTGAAGTCAAGTGGTTCAATTGATATATTATTTCGTTTATCTACTATTTCATAATCTTCTGGTATCAAATCCGTTCTTCCGATTGGTAAAGAAACCAAACCTGCTCGTATTACTCCCATATTCTTTATAAAGATAGGTGGGTCTGTTGGTCTACGAGGCGGTATAGAATATGTAAGTTCTTTATCGATATACGACTGATAAGAAGAATTTACTTCCATGTATATACGATTAGAAAGAACAGCTTTCATTTTAGTTCTGTTTGAACAAACTTTCCTATAAGATTAATTTCATCATCAGATAGCATGGCTGCCTGTGACCACATGGTAGAACTCATTCCGCCTATCTCTTCTTTGTTTCTATAAGCATTTAGTCTTCCAACTATGTAATCACTACTTTGTCCTGCGAGCGCAGGAAATACTGCCATACCTTCACCATTCTGACCATGACAAGCTGCACAGCCTGCCCATAAACTTCTTATAGAAGCAAAAGGGTCTCCCTCTGCTGCAGCTTTCTTTCTTTGTTCTATTTCAGCAGGAGTACCATGAATCTTTACATACTCCGCATAACACTCTCCATAACAAGAGTGTGGGGCGCTTACATTTTTGTAAGCAAGAGTATTATGAAAATATGATATTGTTCCTACCATAAATCCTACTATTGTTAAAACATAAAATTTCATTATGCCTCCTTATCCATGTCCCAAGTTACAATATTCTTTTTTCTTGGAAACAATCTTTCTTTGCGTTGTCTTTCTCTTTCTTTGATATACCAACTAGCGCCATTCTTTCTTGCTTCTTCAAAAGTTAAATTTGTAAATATAATTGGTATTAGAATTGATATATGGACTACTATTGAAGTAACTATGTCATATCCTAACCAACCCATATAAAATATAGCTATGAAACCAAAAAAGAAAGACCACATAGTAAACAATACAAGTGTAAAATATGCTTGTAATGAGGGGTCTGGTATATACTTTAGAGGATTATATCTGTTGTCCATAACTACTCGCCAACAATCTATAACCCAAAATAAAAATCTTTTCATATTTTTCTCCATGTGTCTTTTTTCTTTGTATCTGTTATCTCATAAATAAATGAGGGTTTATTGTTAATATACAGAATACCTGCATATTTATCTGTTAAGTGTGGCGGTCTTACTACCTCAAAAGGAAAAGGTATACCTGTAATCCATACTAAAGTCATAACATCTTTACTTTCTATTTTACTTATTGCATGGTATTTTAAGGTAGCTTTTTTACTTTTTTCATAGATAAAGAACTTACCATTTGAATCTACATAAAACTTGCCTCTATGTTTTGTCATGTCCGCAAAAGTATTTAATTGATACTTTAAATCATATAGATTCTTTAGTGGAGTTTTTAATCTTCTTTGTCCGATAGAATCTCCACTTATATTTCTATCATCAACTACTTTGTCGTCACACCAAAGCACACCATCTCGAGTTGTTACTTCGTCAGTATGTACAACATAAATCGGAAACCTTACCTCTTCTAGTTTCATGCAAATCTACAATCGGGGCAGTCTTCTGGTTCAACACAATGACCATGATAAGTTCTTTCACAGTCCTCATATTCGGGAAGCGTTGAACAACTAGCTAATATAATTACTATCAGTAAGATTTTCTTCATATTTCTCCTTAAATTTACCCATAGAATAATCTTCTCCAACTTCAAAGTCACAACCAATAGGACAATCGGGTATAGACATACCTCTATCTTTTTGTATACAACTTTTTAGAATAGCACTATATTGTTCTATGTATTCTTCTTCCACTTCTGCTAATACTGAATCGTGTACCAACGCAAATATCTTCATTTGCTTTTGCATACCAGCTTCTTTTATCTGCTTCTGTGCATCAATAGCGCCAAGTAAGTTTACATCAGATGCAATAGACTGAACTAAAAAGTTTACTCCAGACCTTACTTCATGTGTCGCTATACCTCTATCTTTTGAGAATACGTTTGGTAATCTTCTTTTTCTACCGAAGAATGAGTATAGAAAACCATTGTCCTCAATAAATTTTTTCTGACTATCCAACCATCTTTTTAATCCAAAAAATTGTTGAAAGTAATCATCAATAACTTCTTTTGCTTCTGTGGTACTAAAATATTTACCACTATCCTTACTTACTTGTTCACTAATCTTCTTTGGGC